ACTAAATTTAAAATAATAGGAGTAGTCGCAGCCACAGTAGCGATAGCAGCAGTAGAGATAACAGTAGAAAATTCTGGGAGGTACTGATCTTTGAAAGGAACGTCCTCATACAAAGTGATGCAACTACTACCATCTTCACTTCTTTTATGACCTTTGACACGTTCTAATTTTTTTTCGTTACGAAAATCGCCAACCCTTAAATCGTTTTTACTTGGACACTCTACAAAAACATCGTCTTCTTTTTTATTTTTTGGTATTTGTGGTTGCGGTGGTTTGCCTTCTGGTAAAGGTTTTGATTCTTGTTCTACTGGTGCAGATTCCTCAACAATAATTAATTGATCTGGCTGATAATTTAAAGGATAGAAATTTGGATAAGGACAGTTACTTACCAAGCCGTTTTTGTCTTCTATTATTAAATTTCTATTGCCTGTATTTTTTGTATCTCGGTGATAATAAGTACAGCCTATAACCTCTACATTTGAGTGGTCATAGTTAGGTAGAAAACTATAAGGTATATGAATCTCAGGTATATGTATTTCTGGAATATTTATCTCTGGTATTTCCAACTATTTTTTTAATGGTGTTGGTATAGATATGCCAGTTGTTTTTGGTAATCCTTTTTCTAATACATTAGGCATCATACCTTTTACATTACCCATGACCTGATTCATTATCTTAGCTTTGAACTGCTCAGATGTTACATACTTATATCCAAAGTACCCTCCACCAATAACTGAAGTTACCATTATGAATGAGAGAATACTCAAAACATTAGCTATTTTTTGAAACATGATTAAAGAAGCATTTTTAAAAGCATTAGTTCCTGTGACAATAATCACATTTTGTGGTCTATGTGCCTTAGCCCCACTCTATCTGTCACTCTCCATGATGACAAGGCAGATGCAACATAAGACCAATTAATAACAAATTTCTACGCACCTACCTCCATGACTGTAATTGCAGATGCTCCATGAAACCAGTTAGCATCCCAAGTTCTATTTAAATATGTCGTACCAGAATGTACTCTCCATCTAATACCATATGTTATTGCACTTGTTGTATTAGGTGAATCTAAAAATTGCCAACTATGTCCACCATATCTTGAAGCTCCACCATGAGCAAAAGAACCATCTGCATCATCATCCAAAACACTTGAAACACCTATATCAGTTGCAGTTCCGCCTATAGTTCTTTTTAATCTAAAATTTGCTTCAGAACTTGAACTTGCTATATATAAACTTCCTGTATAAAAGATTTTACTACTTGCTGATGATGGTGTAATAATAACTGTTAAACCCGATATATCTGCAAAAGTTCCAGAACCTGTGCTTGTACCATCATTTTTAAAGGTGTGTTTTACTTGAAGAATTTTACCTCCTCCAAAACCTGTGGCAGTTCCAGAACAGGTTGCATTAGCAGGGAAGGTAACATTACCTGATCCATCCATAGTTATGGCATCTGCTGAAGCAGAAGTGGATCTTATAGCGTTAGTAATTAAACGACTCATGGTTTTGGATTAGCGTCCTTTACAGCTTTGATGTGTGTAGCCCATGTACCAGAAGTAGTAACAGTTCCAGCTACTATATCTTTATATAACATGTCCAACTGATCTCCTATGGAAGCATAGGTTGTAGAACCATCAGTTGTCCTGTCAGTTTGATACTTGATAGCAGCCGCAGCAGTATTAAGTTCAGTTCTTGCAGTATCTATCTTGCTTTGCTCAAGAGTTACAGACTTACCATCTTTATCAAACGCACCAGCAGAGTCATCAATAGTAACAACTGTGCCTGCGTATGCCTTGTAAATAGCTTCGTGATCTAGTGCCATAGGTTTTATCTTAATTATAAGAAGTAGCCATTATTGAGCTACCTCCATGACTGTTATATAACTAGCTGATCTTTCATAATCAGTACTATTTGAACTACCATTCGTTGAGTTTATACTCCATACAGCACCAGAATTAATACAATTAATAAACATTTTATAAACTATAGCTTGTCCAACTGAATAACTTGGAGAATCTAATAAATTAGCAAAAGATACAGTAATAGGTGTTGAATCATTGTCCTCATTGAAATGACCAGTGGGAAAAGCACCCATACAAGATATTCTATTGCCAGAAGGGGTTCCTCTTAATACATCTTGATCTGAGCCACCAGCAACCGATCTCATCATCTTAAAAGTCCAACTTATATCTTTTTTATTACCTTCTCCTGTCATAAATCCAGATATAAGTATTTTAGATGAAGCAAAAACTGGAGTAATACTTACATTTATACTTGATAAATTTGTAAATACATTTTGAGCACAATTAACAGCAGCAGAAGTGACATCTTGCGTTGTTTGTACTTGTATAATTGCTCCTGATCTTGGATTTGTTGTAGTTAAAACTGTTCCATCAGCATTACTAGGTAATTTAAGAGTGCGATCAGATGCAGGGTTACTATCTGGTGCAGCTATGATTACTGAATTACCACCGCTATGTTTTAGTTTGATTTGGCTCATTTATCCAGCCTCCAATGCTGCAACTTTTGTTTCCAATGTTTCTATCTTAGCAATAGCTTCCTGTAATGCAGCCGTTAACAAAGGAACAAGTTTACTTTGATCTATTCCCTGATATACAGGCTTATTATCAGAATCAACCTCATCTTTAGTTCCTGTTATAGCTTCTGGTACTGCTGTTACTTCATGTGCTAAAAATCCATCAACTGTTGTATTTGCATCAACAATAAAATTAAATCTATAAGGTTTTAAAGTTTTTAATCTTGTTATGCCATCAGATAGTGGAATCACATTTTCTTTAAGTCTGTAGTCAGAAGATGTGTTGTAGGCTGTTCCACCATTTGTATATGATATAGAGCCAACCCCTGTACTGCCATTTGTAAATGCGATTGCATATGATGTATTACCAGTATTAGCTCTTTTAAAAGCAATTTGTGATGCACCATTTGAAATATTTGGTGTTATTTGAAGTCCACCATCAGCAGAATCAGCATTATTAGGTTGTACAGTTCCAATCCCAACATTCCCAGATGCATCTATAACAAATCTATTAGCTGAAGCTGTTGCATCTCTTATAACGTAATAATCACTTGTATCACCTCTTAACCCTGCATGCCATGTTCTGTCAGGATTTTTGTGCATAATTATGGGGTTTGTACCTCCATCTCCTGTTTCTATCTTTGCAAAAGCAGAACTTGCACCATAAACGTGTAATTTTGAATCAGGAGTTATGCCAATACCAAAATTACCAGAGCTATCAACAATTGCTCTAATTGTTCCACCTGTAACTATATTGACAGTATCAGTTCCAAAACTTACTCCTGTATTTGAATCCGCCCCTTGAATTGCTGGGCTAGAATTCGATCCATCAACTCCAGAAATACCAGTAGTGCCGTTAATGTTTAAAGCCATAATTAAAGAATAACAAGGATCGCACCACTTGGCACGGTTATAGTTGCACCTGAAGCTATTGTAGGTGATATGGCCATAGCATTTTTATTTGCTGTCAATGTGTAAGAGGTAGTAACATTCTGATCTCCCTCAAAGAAAGCCTGATCGCTTCCCCCTCCAGTAGCTCCAGCCCCTCCAGCATCCGCAAACTCCAACTGTCCGATAGCAGTTGCACCAGATCCACTAATACTCTTAACCTTTAAAATCTTATCAGCAGCAATTTGGTTATCTGGTAATTTTATTGTGTAGGACTGACTTGCAGAATGGTCAGGAGATTCTAGTTTTACACCATGACTATTTTGTGAACAGTTAAGTTGTACTTTTCCATTATTACTACTACCATCACCTTTAACTTCAACAACACCAGTACCATTTGGATTAAGTTTTATATTTCCATTAGTGGTGCTTGTATTTATTTCTCTTGCTTGTACATCTAAATCTCCTCCTAATTGTGGAGAGGTATCGTCAACAATATCTTGTGTAGGAGTGACTACATCTACAAACTCTAAAGCATTTGCTCCGCTATTTACCTTTACAGTTTTACCACCTGCTCCACTAAAGTTTGCAGGGGTATCTGTTAAAGCAGCAAATGAAGTTGAACCTGCACCTGATGCTGAAGCTGCGGCTGCTGCTGCACTAGCTGCTGCATTGGTCGCTGATGTTGATGCATTACTGGCTTGTGTAGTTGCTGTCGTTGCCGAATTCGCTGCATTGGTTGCTGATGTTGCAGCTTCAGATGCTTTTGTTGATGCCGTAGTAGCAGAATTAGCTGCTGCTGTAGCACTACTAGCTACTCCTGATGCACTACTAGCTGCTGCCGTAGCTGATGTCGCTGCTGCATTTGCATGACCCTGTGCTGTTGATATCGCTGATGTTGCAGATGCTGCGTCTACTATAAGATCCCAATTTGCAGAGTTAGTATTAGTTGTTAATGGTTGTGCACCAGAAGATGTATGTGCTGTATTACAAAAGAAAATATTATTAGTTGACGTATCTTTAACAAGATCTCTGACGGCATAATCTCTACCTGCTGCCCAATCACCACGGTATGTTCCCAGTTCTTTTAATACTTCAAATTCACCTGCATTATCAAAACCTAAAACTCTATTTTTACGAGCATCAGCATTTTCTGTAATTTCTAAACTACCAATTGTATTAGTTAAAGAAAATTTTATAGACCTATTTAATTCATCCTGTTGTTGCTGGTGCAACACTATTGCTTTATCTAAAGCATCGTTTATTACTTCTGGAAAAAATCCCCCTTGGTTTGTAAGATCTGTTCCTTGTAATGGCTCAACAGCAGATGTAATAACAATAGAAAAACCACTAGCTAAATTTTGATTATTACCACCAGATTTTAAAGTTATACTTCCACCGGGATTACTGTTTTGATCTTCGTTTAAAGTAACTATATAATTATTATTTAAACCTAAAGTTAAAGTTGTTTCTATACTTGTAGCTGCTTCTAATTTTTTTACGACAACATCTGCGTCTGTAAAAACTTTAAAGGCAAAAGGATATGTAGCAGTATTACCATTACCAACTAATGCATTCGTCTTTCTTGTAGTCGAATTTATTGTCATTAATTAGACATTCTCACTATCTTATTTAGGTTACCAATAACTTTTTGCTTTACGGTCACACCTTTACTCCCTACTTCTGCGACTAGCTTTACCAGTAATTAACGCTCTTATATGATCTGGTGTATTTTCTGGATCTATAACACCTCTATTAATATCCCATTGAACAGTAATAGGACGGCCTATAGATGTAAATGGTATACCTGTAACTAACGTCATTAATGTTAGAAAATCTTTAACATTTTTACCTGTAACTTCTTTATCAGGATCAAGAGCATTAACAGCTAATCTAACAGTACCAATACTACCTGCTTCTAAAGTAGATACAGATGGACTTGTTGTTATGCGGTCATCATATGGTAAGTCATTTAATGCATTAAATGGTACAACAGCTATATTGCCAAAAGGTATTAATGCAGCAGCAGATCTTAATTGCGAATTAAAAAACCAACCAGCAACATCGTCTAAATAACCATCTTCATCTTCATCATCAAAATCACCACCTGTTGCTCTAACAATTAAATCTGCAACAAAAGCTGGCATACCAAAACCTAATAAATATGTCATAAACAATTGACCTTTTGTACCTCGCCATCCAAGATCATTAAATAATTTTTTATATTGTGTAGCGTTTAAATTTGCAATCATATTAAAATAACCACCAAATTGCACCATAGTTTTATAAAAAGGTGAACCCACTTGAAATGCTGCTAAATCCTCTGCCTGTAAACTATCTTGTGTTAAACGCACGTTTGCATCCGCTTGTTGTATAGCTTCTTTTTGCACTTCTATTTCTGACATAGTTTTTGGGCTTTCTGTTAAAACCTTGTTATAAGTTGCAGACCACACAACAGTATCGACTTGATTTTGAAATGCTTGTTGCATAAAATATCCATGCCTTTCTGCCCATTTTTGTACTTTTTGAAATTCATTTGGATTTATTAACAGTTGATTTAACGTATCTTGCACATCAAATATCTGATTAAATTGACGTTCTTTCATAAATGGTGACAACTCCGCTATTTCTTCTTGAAATTTCATAGGGTTTTGTACATATTGCGCTAACGAATTTTTTAAATATGATGGTCCTACTTTTATCATTGCAGGGAAATAACCTGTAAATTGTTGTAATCCATTTCTAATATTTGCAAACATAATACCTACACCAGTATTTCTTCTGACCATACTCCAAAATTTATCCATCCCTTTAAAACGACCTGCAATCATAGTTGTTTGACGAGCAGAACGATTAAGCCAAGGCATTAATGCATCATCCATAATTGTTGGATCTAGTTCTTGCAAACGTTTTGATACATCTTTATTTTTTAAAATCCTAAATACGTCTTCTATTGCAGGTTGTACAAACGCAAAACGTATTGTATCGTCAATATGCTTTGTCATTAATCGTAAGTCTAATGATAATGGTTTGTTATATTCCACACGTTCTTTGGTAAAACCATTACCAGTAGAAGGCAATGACTGTCTAAATTCATTTCTTAAATCTTCTAATCTTGCTTTAGATTCTGTGTTAGCAACAAGAAAAGGACTAGTCTTGGCTGGAACGTAACCACCTCTAAATGTTCCAAACCTATTAACTATAGGTGTTGCTTCTACTTCTTTAAAATAATATCCATAAATTTTTCTATGAGCTTCCTGTATAAGTGGTTTTATTTCTTCGTTTAAATCAAATACGTCTTGTATAAACCTAAAATCTTTGTCAGTTAATATTCCTTCATCTATCATACGATCTACAAAAGTTTGCCACCTGCTTGTATTTAATGAACCGTCTTCATTAATATCACCCCAACCTCGACCTAATAACAGTTTTCTTAAATTACTTGCATTACCTGTATGCAACATAGCCCCTAAGATTTCAACCTTGCCATATCCACCGTTTGCATTTCCAAATGTAAAACCTAATTCTCCAGATGTAATTGTACCTTTACCTAAATCTAATTTACCTATCATCTGCGTATAACGTTTAGTGTAATTTGATCTTTCTATTCTGTATTTATTAAGTGCATCTTTTACTGGTCGCCAAATATATTTTGTAAATGCTCCTACTCCGTCACGCTCTAAAACAACGCTACCAATTAAACCCTTACCAGTTCTAGTCGCACCATCCATACCATCTGCCCAATGTTCTATACGTCTTGTCATTGATTTTCCTTGTTGCATAGCTCTGAAAAATCTAGTTCTTTTTATTTGTTTTAAATCTCTAGTAAAACCTTTTGGTGATTCTGTTACCCCTAATTGTTCTGGTGTTTCCATTCTTGCCATCGTTTCCAATAACTCGTTTACAGGTACTTCTAGATCTAATACTTTGCCATCTATTTCTACTTGCCTATCTCTTCTTGCTTGAAACCACAATGTTTGTATCGCATCGTATAAGGTTTCAAATTTTTCATATGTCAAATTTTTTATATCTTGATTACCATCTCTAGTTAAATCTTCTATTAAAGGACGCAATTGCTCATACATATCAGGATTGTATGCCTGTAATTTTTCTGTATATTGTGATGGTTTATCTACCGCAGGTCCTAGTTGATATGCAGCTAAAATAGATTTTGCAACATTTACTAAATCAGTATTGTATTTATTGTTTGCAAGTTTTTTATCTGGTTGGAATACTTTGTCAAATAATTTTGTTGCATTATCAAACGTCTTTAATATTGCCAATGATTCTTTGGCTAACTGATTATTTAATAGTTGTGATTTTTTTGCTTTTATAGCTTCCAATGTGTCAGCTTTTTTCATTGCTGCAAATACATTGTTTGCTGCTTTTGTTTCATTCTTACTAAATGTTGACGGTTTTATATCTCTTAATCTTTTTTTGGCTAATAATTCTTTTGCAACTTGTCTTGCAGCAGCGACTTGATACCGTACAGGTTGCATAGATTTAGACAAAAATCTTAACTCTACAGATAAAAATCTAGCTCTTGCTTCATTATGTATTGCTTCTTGAAATTGTATTTCTTGTTGTCTAGGATCTGTTAAGTCACTAAACTCATTTAACATACGTTCATCTGTACGTTCCATAGCTACTTCTTTTATTGGCCGTAATTCTATTAATTCATTAATCATTGCAATAGGATCTGTAAAACCAAACATCTCTGCTATTACATCTACTGGCATACCTTCTTTTGCGGTAAGACGTTTTCTTTGTAATTGTTGTATTTCAAATTTTAAATCTGCAAAAGGTAATAAATTTTCTAAAGATTTTTTCTCTATTTTAAAACCAGATCCAGCAACAACTCTTTCGTTCTTATCATTTATAAATTCACCACGTTTTAAAAACGCCTGTAACTTATATAGTTTTTCTTTTTCAACTTTATTAGTTTCTTCTTCCATCACTTTTTTTCTTGTTTTTGCTACATCTCTTTGTAAATTTTTTATATATTTATCTCTACCATTACCTAACCATTTTACTTGTCTCATACTAGCTTGAGTTAATTTTTGCATTGACTCTTCTTGTGCTTGTTTTAATGCATCCGTATATTCTTTCCATGTAGCGTCATCCATGTTACTTTCTTCTTGTGTTTGAAACATAGGTTTCATGCCATATATACTTTCTGCTTGTGTTATTTGTTCTTCAGTAGCAATCATGCGATCCATTACACCTCTTATTTCATCAGTCAGTATTGGCAAATCTGTACCGTTTTCTTGTCTATATAAATTATTTAATTCATCCCTAATGGATTTATAAATTCTTTTTAAAAACTTTTGAAACTCATTAAATATCTCCTGTAGTTTTGTGTTAGGAGCTTTGCCTTCAAATAAATAAATTTCATAGTTATATGCAAAACTTTCATGGAATTTTCTTTTTTCATCTAATGATAAATTGCTCCATGTTTGTATATCTTTAACACCAAAAAAATCTAATAATGTTTCAAAATCATTGACTTGTTGTTCTGAACCTTTACCAGACATTGCTATGTCTTCCATAACAGTCAACATATAATGTGCTGTTTCATGTAAAAACGTAGAAAAATCTGCTTCTTGTGTAAGTATTGTTGTTAAAGTTACTGGGTCAAATTGTCCTCTTGCTCCTTCAGAACTCTGCTGTTGTAAAAATTCTCCTACATTTACTTGAATAGATCCTCTAGGCTTTCCAACTGAGAGTCTGTAATCTTTTCGTCCGTTTGGGAATTCATCATCGAGACTAAGTCTAGAAGGGTCGATTCTGATTGCAATTGCGGTATCACCATAGCCAGTATCTGTGATAGCTCTGGTGGTAACGTAGACATCAGGTTCTCCAGCACTTCTGAGTTCACCTGTAGCTCTGATTCGTTCTGCTGCTTTTCTATTGGTGTGGTGATAGACGGTGACAGTTCCATCTGCATTGAGGGGGAGTCCTGTGGATTCGTCAATTCTTCCTTGTTGTTGGAAAGTATCAGTTCCTCGTACAATTCCAGATTCTCCATCATCTCGTTGTGTGTCTCTTGATTGCTCCTCGGATTGTACTGATAACTCATTGTCTACCTCCTGTATTGTGGCTTGTATGTCGCTTTCTGGTATACCCATTGTAGCAACTAAATCAGCAGCAGCATTGGCATAATCAGGTGCTGCGTTATCTTCATAACCTGTTTCTACTACTGTTTCCTTAAGTTTTGCAGTATCATATAATTTTTTTTCTGGATACCACATTAATGCCTGTAAATCAGCCATTGTTAAATCTGGATTTTGTTGTTGCAATACTGGCAATACTTGTCCAAAAACCTTTTCTATAAATCTTCTTTCTGGTGGTCCTTTAGGTTGTTCTTTTTGACCGTCTAAATAACCTGATAAAGAATTACCTGCTTTGCGTATTTCATCTCCAATGCCTATTCTTAAATTATTTTTTTTGGCTTTACCCATAATATCTGTTATTACTTCGGCAACATTGTTATCGGGTTGTATTAACGATATAGCTGCCATTAATTTACGATTTGCAGGTATAGTTGTCCTAGTTTCTATTCTTTTTGCTACTGCGTCTAAATCACCTAATGTAAGTTTTCTGCCAAGTATTGTCTCAAATTCTTTTTTTTGTTTTTTAGTTAAAGATTTAATTAACTGTTTTAACTGGTCACGTTTAGTTCTAGCTTGTTTTGTATAGTCAGTCACAAGCGTACCTGTCATACGACCCCATGTACGCATAGCCCATCTATCTAAAGTTAATTGTTCGTAATTTCCATATAAATTTGCAAAAAAACCATTACCTATTTTTGGTCCTATAACAGCAGCACCATACACTATTTCAGTTTTACCAAAATCTTTAATTTCTACTCCTGTATATTCTTCTATTTCTTTTACTGTATGTGTTGTACTCATAAATTCTTCAACATTTTCTATGCCGTTTTTTTCAATTAATTCATTTATAAGCTTAAAACTTTTTGACATTGCACGACCTGCTTTGCCTTGTCCATAAGGTGTTGGAAATTTACCATTTTGTTTCCAATAACTGTAAATGTCTTCTGCAAGTTCAAAATTTTTATTTACATTTATACCGTTAGATGAAGTTGCTAATCCCCAAGTAAAAGCAAAATTTGACGCTGCATCGGTATTTAATTCTGGATGTACCTTTGCTAATAATCTTTTTGCTTTAGTAACTTTTTCGTTATACCAACCTATTGCGTTTGGATTTTCTTGTAAGGCGTATTGAGCATCTGCTAATAGTGTTTGTACTAAATATTTTTCTACTTCTACTGTAGGTTGCGAAAGATCTACTTTACCTTTTTTAGCTTCACTATTAACACGGTCTTGTATTTCTATTTTAAAATCTTTAATAGTGGCAAAAGGTTTTGTACTTGCAAAATCAAAGTTTTCTACAATATTTGCTAGTTGATATACAGCTTGTGGTACTGGCTTACCTGTTTTTTGTTTACCTCTCTGTGAAAATAACTCATTGTCATCCTTAAGTTGTTTATATATATTTGCTAAATCTCTTCTCCATGTACCACTATTTTCTGTTGACTTTACTGCTTTAGGATCAAATACAACTATTTCTCTAACATCTCTTATATTACCGGGCATTATCACACCGTCATGTCCTTTTGCAATAAGATTATCTCTAAATTGTTTAGCCGTTACTTGTCCTGATTTGACTAATTCCTTGTCAGCTAATGTTGCATTGTATGGATTTTCTAAACGTACATACAACTCCATAATAATTGGATCTGTAGGACCAGCAGGTAAGCGACCTTGTTTTATTCTGGATTTTTTTAATTTTGCGTAAGATTCTGCTATAGGTTTTTGATCAGTTACATAAACTCCAGTACCTAACCAACCACTATCTAATCTATGTGGATGATCTAATTGAAATTCGCTTATGCTGTCTGTAGTACCGTGGTAAACAACTAATGGTGTACCGTCATTATTTTTTAATACAGAATTACCAAAAAACTTTTTAAACGCAGGTGACTCTGTTTTTACCGTGCCATCTTGATTAAATAATTGTTGTTCTGCTAATGCAGTAAATTTATCTTCTGTAGTTATGTTATAAAAATATTGACTAAAAAATTCACTAGGTTTTACGCCTAATTTATTTGCTTGCACTACAGCAAAATCTCTAACTAAAGTTGATTGATATTTAATTTGATTTGGTCTATAAATTTTAGTTTCTTTTAGTTGTTGCGTTATATTGTCTTGTACTGTTTGTGCGTCTTTTATTAATTCTTTGTTTTTATCTTCGGCTTCTTTTAATATTTGTTCTGCTTGTTTTTTTAAAGTTTCTTTTTCGCCATCAAAAATTCCAGCTTCTATAGCACTAAAACCTTTTTCTCTTATACGAACATGAGGTTGTAATGCATTACCTAGATCCGTGCCAACAATTTTAGTTGCATATTCTCCTGTTGGTATTATTATGTCACCACTTTCACCTGTACCATTTATATCTTTTAAATCATTAGCTATTTGTGGCGAAAACAATTCTAGTTGTTCCATTGTTATGCCATTATCTTTTAACGCTTGATTAAATGGTTTTGCGTCTATAAAAATATTTGGAACATCTTTTCCATCAGCTACATCTTGTATATAGTTTTGATATTTATTTGGATTTCTTATTTTTGTTTTATTATCAACAGATGCATTAGCTAACGATTCTACAAACGCAGTATCTATTTTGGCTTGATTTGCCTGTCTTTGATAAGAAAAATATGTTGGTCCGGCACTTAAACCAGCAAGTGGAATCATACCAGTAAAAACTTGTTCAAATACACCAGCCAATCTTTGTCCAATTTCCTGTCTTCCTTCTTTTGTTTGTAATTTGCTTTGAAATTCACCTGTATCAAAATAATCAGCAAAATCTTCACCTGCTATATTTACTAGTTCTTGTATTTCTTCTGTAGCTACTTCTGACGTTAAATTAATAAGATATCTTTTACCTGTTTCTGTTAAAGCACGTTTTATTGTGGCTTTTTGTAAAGACTTATTAATTTCATTCATTGTTGCTCTTATCAACAATTGTTTTGTTGGACCTGTAACAAATGAAAGACCTACTAATTCTAACCCACCGTTTACAAGACCTACTGCAATACCTACATTTTTAGCCGTTTCGTGCGATCTACCATTTTCAATTAGTTGATTGTATTGGTGACCTGCTTCTATAAGAGTTCCTTCTTTTGCAGAACCTGTAGCCATTCCCCATAAAAATGCCGTAATTGCACCACCTTTAACTGTAATAGGAGCAAAAGGACCACCTAGAGTTCCAAAACTTGCACCTATAGGAGCAGCAGCAGCCCCGTATTTTATACCTTCTTGTAATGTTCTTGACCATTGACCAACTATAGTTCCGGTATTTTCCCACATTCCCGTACCATCGCCTTGCAGTTCTGCTACCCTTAAATTTAATTCTTCTATACGTTTATTTATAGCTTCATTAGATTTGCCTAAATCATTATTTATAGCTCTTATACTTCCCAATTTTCCTATTTCAGCTTGTGCTCTACCTGTCTCAAAACCCTGCGAAACGTTTTCTGGAAGATCTCGTACGCTGTTAAATGCACTTTCTATAAGACCTAATTTTTCTACATTGTCTTGTGCTATAGCTGCAAAATCAGGATCGGTTAAATGACGCATCAATATAGGATTTGTTTGTGCCATATCCATTTCATATATGTCTTTTTCTTTGTTTCTTTCTTTTAGAATTCTAAAAGTTTCTTCACTATCTAAAGCAATATTTGGTGGCAAATTTAAACGTTCCGCTAATTTTTGTGCTTGACCAGTTCTTTCGGGATCTAATTTAGAAACATTAATTAAAGTTTGTCTTAATAGTTTTTCTTGTTCTTTTTTTCTATTTTCATATAATTCTTCAAGTGGATTATATCCTTCATAATTTTGACTTGGTGCTGAATTGTAAAGATTATCTAGTATATTTTCTGGCATAATTAATTCTCCTTACGTCCGTATAATTCATCTAAGTTTGCAGGTTTACCTACACTTAACCAATCTCTAGCAATATTGTGTTGAGTTACTGGTTGATTGTATTTACGCAAATTGTTTTGTATATCTTCAACTACATCTTTATTAATTTTACTTGGAAATACTCTTACATTTTCTCCTTCATATAAAACATCAACATAAACATTTTGTAAATTATCAAACTCAACAGTAGCAGGTATTACATCTGTTTTATCACGACCAAACAATCCACCTACATCAACATTAACTAAATCAACTAGTAATACATGATTAAGTGCATCTTGTTTTTCACCTCTCGTTAATTTGCGATTACCTTCATCTATTTGCCGTGCGTTAATTTCTTTTAACCATGCGTCATTTATTGCTATATATTTTCTTTTCTTATCTTTGTTTTTTGACGTATACAAATCACCCATGTCATTTCTATCTAAGGTGGCTTTTAACATAGTCATATTACCTGTAGCTTCTACATAATTATTTTCATTTTTTAAACTATCTGAATATCTTTTTAATTCTGCAAATTGATTGCGTGACAATTTATGACTATGTACATCTATATTATCTCTTAATTCAGCAGGGTTGTCTATTAATTCAACAACAGTATCTACATCAGATTCTTCTGGTGGACCTTCTTTTAATATTTTTTTATCTGCTTCCGTATAATCGTCAATATTTATATTATTAGCTGCAAGGTTCTGCCATCCTCCCGGTTCTGCAAATGCTATTTCTTTTGCAACAATAAAGTTTTGATTGTATATACCTTCTTTTTCATTTTTCATTTTTTCATATTTTATATCTAAATTATCTAATTCATATTTTTGTTGTACAGGATCTTTAGTTGTATCTTTTATTTTTTCTGCTAATACTTTTTTAGGTTGTAAACCTGTAACTTCATCTACTACTATTGTTTCTTCTCCCATTGGATCAAAGTCATAATTTATATTTTTTGTTATAACTTCTAAATCATTTGCAACTTTATCATTGTAAATCATTTGGTTTTGTAAACCTTCGTATTCTTTAGTACCGGGAAAAGGTCCTAAATCAGACATTGTAATAGGTTTATTAACATCAACTAGTACAGCGTTATCTGGGTTAGCTTTGTGTTCTTTTAAAGCTTTACTAAAATCTGCACTACCTTGTCTTGTATTTTGAAATTCATTTCTTTGTGGTGCGTTTGGAAATGTATTTTTTGTTTTAGAGTAAAAACTTAAATTTTTTCTTCTAAATTCTGCAAGGATTAATTCTTTGTATTTATTTATTATTGCTTTATTTATTTCTTTTGCATTATCTGGATTATTTTTAAATTCTTGTTCAAATTTTCTTTTTGCTTTTGCTCTAGATCTACCAATTAAATTAGTTTTAAACTCAGGTAATTCGTATTCTCGTTCTGCTCTTGTATATAAAGAATCTGCTGATTTTACTCCTATACGTTGTGCAGCAAACATATGTATAGCTTGGTGCTGTGGAATTAACCTTGTTGTAGTTGTAGGATCATAAAATTTTGATAATTTTAATCGTTTTTCTAATAAATCTATAGCTTCTGATCGTTTTAAATTAGAAATATCAAGTTCATCAGAATGAAATCCATATTTTACATGAGCATCTTTTCCGTCATTGCTAGATTGGTTGCTACTTAAAGAAAATAATATATTTGCATTTTCTATCAAATCACCATTGTTTTGATCTACATTATTGGAAAGTATTGCATCTACTTTTGTATCGCCATCATCTTCATCTTCTGCTTGTTTACTGTCTTTTCGTAATTTATTTAAAATTTTATTTGTTTTATCTTTATCTAATTCATCCAAAAATTTATCTATAGCAGGCCGATTTTTATCTTTTTTAAATTTATCTACAACATCTTTTGCTATTTCCATTTTTGTCTCTTCTATTTTTTGTAAATATTGGTTACTTAAACCTTTAGCAGGGTCAGTCTCCCATCCTTTTAACTGTGCAAATTCTGTTATTCCTTGCAAACTATCTGTATAATATTTTCTAAAATCACCTTCTGGATCTTCAAAAGTTTTATACGCATTTTTAGCTGCTAAAATACTTCGTTTATAACCAGATTCTGTTTCATTTTCATTGTAAAGACGTTGTTGTTTTAAAGAATGCGTTGTCATATCGTTTAAAAACGATTTGGTATATACTTGTGCCTTGTTTTCAAAAATATATTTAACAGTACCGTTACTTGCCCTGTTTTGATAAGACTCTAATAAAGTCTTCATTTCATCTCTATATGTATCATATGTTCTTACAAATTTTCCATCTGTTGTTTTAGTTGTGCCTACAGCATTAGCACCTTGTAAAGCACCATACCTATCTTTAATTGCTTGTGCTTCGTAATAATATTCGTTTGATAACTGTTTAGATTCTGCATCATTTAATTCGTCATCTAATTTATTTATTACCTGTCCAAACTGTTGCATGGCTTTGCCTTGCCTTTGAATATCATCAGACACTACATCTCTTTGAGGTTCTACGGAAGTAGCCCCAAATTGTACTTCAGAACCTGCTGCTAATTCTTGTTGTGGTGATGTTTGTAAAGGTACTCTTGCCATAATTAACCTAGTAACATTTCTGAAGGTAAACTATTTATAACGTTACCTGTACCTGTCAATAAACTACTAGTCATATTCATAAATGGATCTATAGAAGAAGCAGTAGCAAACATATTACTTGCACTTACTCCAAACATATTTGCCTGTATTCCTAAACCTACAGCTTCTAAACGTTTATTTTCTACTGCTCTAACTTTATTAGAATTCATTGCCATTTTATCTAATTCTGCCAATATATCAGAACTAACAAAAGCATCTTTTGTACTGCCCACACCTAATTGTATTCCTCTTGCTGCAAATGACGTTCTTGCTTTAGATCTTTGGTTGCCTTGTCTTAATGACATTATTTGAAATCGTTTATCAAATGTTCTTGCTAAATGCTGTGCCTGACTTTCTTTCATGTCTTTATTAAACAAAGCCATATCTTTTTTATGTTGCAAATCTAAAGCTAAACTTTGTGTTTTATATTTTTCTGATTTAGCAGCATAATAAGCACCTATACCACCACTTAACGCACCAAAACCTTGTGTAATTACACCAAACTGACCAAGCTTACTTAAATCACTAAAACCTAATTTAGCCATTGTTGTGCTAACCTCAACGCTTCCTTATTTTTTTAGTATATATACATAATATCTGTTTACGGTCACACTATCCACCTATAGCAGCTTCTAATGTAAGACCTACAACTGTTAAAGGTAATGGGTCAGTTTGACGTACAAAAAGTTGTCCATTATCTTGCCATTGTGGTGTAAGCATTATTTTTATATCTTGTGTTTTTAAATTAGGTGGTGTGCCATATGGTTCTGTTGTACGTTGTTTTGCTTCTACTAATTTATCTGCACTAGGACCTGCAAAAATACCAGATGATTCTAATACACGCAGCCATACATGATTTAAATTTTTAACTCTACCTTGACCTAAAGCTTCTACCTGTAAAGCTAAAGGCAATGTATTTAAATCACTTTCATAAGGCAATCCTAAATGCACAACACTAGCTGCACGTTCCAAACTTATTTCACCGCTTGATACTGTTCTTTGTGGGTGTACAGCACCATCAGCCAAAATATTTAATTTTTTACCTTCTAAATAACTAAGACCTGATATTTTATCTCTTGCCACTTCATAACTTGTAATTCCTGTATTACGCAAACTTACTGGTAAATCTTTATCTAATTTTGCCGTTGCAACTGTTTGGCTGGATGTGCCGAGAATAGTAAGACGATATAAAGTAGTGCCATCAACTATTACTATTGCATCGTTTTTATCAGCAACACTAGGTGGTGCATTAAATAAATTGTAATTTACAGTTACGGTGACAGTTTCTCCTTTTGTAAAATTTGTACCACCAGATATAGTTACTGTTCTATTTGTATCTGTATTAGTGCCGTTGTAAGTTGAACCTGCATCAACAAAAAAACTATCACGTTGCGTTGCAAATAATCTTGTACCCATACGCTCTACATAGCGTTTACTAGCACCATTTATAGTTCTTTTAATAACGCAATAGGTAACGTCATCATCGCCTTCAGATACGCAAGCAACGCTTTCAAATAAACCATCTGTGTCATGTTGATGCCATGCACCTATTTGTTGTTCTGGCACATAAGTAAGACCTAATAACTTACCGTTACTACTTACCATCCATACAACTGGTATTGGTGCTTTAGCTAAAGACATATCTAAAATTGTAAAATTATCAAATAAATGCGGAGCACGAAGAGATAAATCACCTGTAATAAATCCATTTGCTTGCCAGTTATAGCCTAGTTCTCTAACGTGACCACCACGAGCAGCACCATATACCAAGCTATTATTAACAATTACTGGTTGTGAATTATTAGCTCCTACATAAGATTGCGGTTTTACTGATATAGATGTTGGTGTTATAGCATCACTATTAACAGAAGTTACTCTCCATTCTGCTGATCCTGTAAGTAAAAGCAATTGTGTTAATGGCACAATATGTCTAATAGTATTAGCTTCACGAGCAGCTACTCTAAATTCAATACGGTCATCATCTCGTATTGGCAAACCAAAAGACATATTACTTTCAGTACCAGACTTAGTCATCCATATACTTTGTGGTGCATTATTAGTACCTGCAAATACTCTACGTTGTTCAAAATAAGATACAGCACCGGGATAATTACCAGTACCTACAAAATCATTTTCATGTATTGGTGGTGTCCTAGAAAAATCAGGTGCAATATTATCATCAATAATTGTTGTTGTAGTAGTTTCTCCAATAAAACCAAAAATACCACCTTGATCTTTATAAACTCTATATCTACTAGCACCAGTTACTGCGTTCCATGTAATAGTATTTTTAGCTCCAGTTACGAATATATTATTGCTGGCAGTTGCTGTACTTGATTGATTACTTTCATCTATTAAATTTGCTTTAACTGCTGTAACAACATAATTATGATCTAATTTAGTGTCAGCATTAGTACTGGTTGATGGTGGTAAATATGCACTTACAGATACTCCTGTAGGTGCTGATATAGGACTACCAAAATCTATTAATTTTAATTCCCATTTTGTAGCACCTAGTCTTCTTAATTCTTTAGGTGGATGTAATGGATGCACTAATGTTAAAACATCAGCAGATTGCACATAATGAACATCAAACAAATCTGCTTCTGCATATGAATGTGGTATTTCATAAATATTAGGATTTGTAGGTAATGGATACCAGTTTGTAGCGTTAGGTGGTTGGCTATTAGAATGTGCAGTTTTTGCGTAATAATTTACACCGTTATATAAAGCTATATCTCCTACTACATAGTTAGTACCACTATTCCAAGCTGCCCCATTGTTATAAAATAATGTTTGCCCTTGAGTATGAAACCTAAAATATTGTTCACCAAACTCAAGAATCATAGTTTGAGTTGTATTAAATGTAAAAGGTAATAATCTTGTAGATTTTGTACTGTCCTTAACTTCTCTTACAAAAGCAAAACCGGGTCTATTCTGGGCTGGTCCTTGCGGTTTGGCAACAAAATTACGCATTATTGCTGCACCTTGTTGAAATTTAGTATCACTTATACGACCAAACATTTCTGGTGATATCTCTCCTCCAGAAAATGCTTGTTTAAAATTACGAGTTACAGGCATAAGTTATCTCCCAGAAGTCCAAGGAACTATATGCTCTACCGTTATATCTCTCTGTAAATTATCTGATTGTTTTGCCTGTGTTAAATAATTGGACATCATCTGTATACATCGTTTTGCTTCTGCTGCTCCCTGATCTCCTTTTATAACAGGACCTGCCAACATAGAAGCTAAATTCCATGACAACGTTAAAACAAATAATGGTGAAAATAAAGATGGATCAGTAATAAATGCCTGATATCGCAACATTGCATTTTCCTGATTGGTATATATTAATGATCCTTCTATAGCAAATTGTTGTGGTGTATATTGTCCAGCTACAATAGTAGGTGCAAAATTAGCTGTTAAATTACCGGGAGTATCACCAGCAGACATTCTCGTAGCGTAATCATTTTCTGACGATGGTGATAATACTGCAACAGGTGACATCATGTCAGCAGGTGCAACATATGCATAATCCCATTGCTCAATACTATTTGTAGTTAATGCTAAATTAATTCTTTTTGATGCAAAATTCCATGTGTGCAGTTCTAATAAAGTATTTCTAGCTATCGGATAAAAACGTGCAGCTTTTTCAGCTTGTGCTGATCCTTCTGGTGGATTTATTGTAGCTATCGTTGCATCGTCACCCAAATGAGCTAGGGCAAGATTGCAAATATCTACTTCTGTTGCCATGACATCTCCTAATAAAAAGGGAGGATAGCAGTATTACTACTAGCCCCCTGTGAATAAATAAGAATTTAATACCTATTTATTTGTTGCTTCAAGTTGACTAATAAGAGTTTCTTTTGTTTGTCGTTTATCAAGTTCTAAACCGATAGTACGACCATAAACTTCAAGCTCTGCTTTTGTCATTGCTTCATAATCAATAACATCAGACCCACCAACAATTTCAATGTTAGTGTTTGGCTCTCCGTTATATTCAAACTCTTCGTTAGCTTCTCGCATGGATTGACCAACGAAACATTTAACTTTTGCTTTGTAAATAGGCATAAAATCTCCTTATTAAGCTACGGTAAAACCAGAAGCATAGAATTTTCTTCCGTCACCGATTGTTTCTACTACATCAGCAGTAACTTTACCAGCGTTAAAAGTACCAGCAATTGTGTATCTAGCACCAATAAACCTTTGGCCTTTGCCAGCAATATCTGGATTAAAACGTACTACTACGTTTTTACCTAATGTTAATGCTGCTGTAAGAATTGCATCGCTGCTTCCTATTACAGTAGGACTAGATAAGTTAGCGTTAGCACTAGTAATAACTTCAAACTTTACACTTGTACCATTTGCTAATGCAGTAGTAACCGCAAAGTTCATATATAAAGCAGTACCTTCACCAATGTCTCTAGCTGTTCCTAAATCAATAGTGTTAGTAGATACAGCAGTTGTGGTAAGTGCTTGATCTTCGCTCACTCTGAGCAGTTTGTCTGTAATCATTTTGGATCTCCTTTAATAATAAATAGATTAAACAACACGAGCTTCGCTGTTTATCAAAGCATCTACTCTTCTTAGAGGAACACCTAAGAATGATAGGTAACTTTGTGCTGTTCCAAACTGTGATAAACCTTCTTGAATTGCCAAGACGTTTTGTGACTTATCAAGTGCTGCAACTGACATTCCAGAATGAACAGTTCTATTCATATAGAATGCTGCTCTACCCATAGACATATTAGGTATTCTGTATAACGCTCTAGTTAAAAGCTTAACTAAATTAGTAGATGCACTTGCAGCTTGTGTGTTAGCACCTGCTACTAAATCAGAAACGTCAATGTTGCAAATACGAACAACGTATCTCCAATCTTTTACAACTAAACCGTTTTTCCATTGGTAACGAGTAGCAAAAGCTTGTAGCCTTGTACCGTCACTATTGTAAACAGTTTGTTCGCCAAGGTCTTCGTGTGTTAAACCTGCTTTAGAGCCTTTAGGAAATGGGCAATATACTGTTTGATCACCCCAACAAACTAAATATACAGATGCATTATCAGAACCTGATCCACCTGCATCAAGAATGTTTACTGCATTGTCAGCAGATAAATCACCATATCTAGGTGCTAAACCTAAAAACTTCTTAGGATCAGTACCGGGATTGCCGTAAAACATTGTTTCGGCTTGTGTCTGGTTCATTGCTTCCAAGAACGCAGTATCTTCAGATAAACGGAACTGTGCGGTGTTACCATTTAACATCGCTAAGTCTTTGTCTACTTCAGAACGAGCTTCCAAGATTCCGCAAGCTTCATCTACCTGTGCAGTAGTTGACTTACTTGATGGAATACCTTGGTTTAAGGCACGAAAATAAACTTGTGGTAATCCTGTTCTAATAATTACACGTTCTCCAGTTGGTAAATTACCTTCTTTAAACACGCAATCATCTAATATTTCGTTGGACTGTGATAACAGTTCTGCAACAATAGGAACT